CTTTTGAACAGGATTTATCCTGCCTCCGAAGAGTAGTCGAAGCGAGGGGTTTGTCGTTTTTGACGATAACCCTTCCAGCCTTCTGTAAAGTGTTCGATAGAGCACTTGACGATGGCTACCTTTCGCGTGATGACATTCCGAGAGGAGTGCCCCGTGCGAAGAACGGTCCTTTGTTCTTAAAGGGATTGTTCTCTGAGGTCTTCGACGATTGTGGAGTGTTGAAGCCAGATGCTTGCGTCGACGCTGTAGCTTTCATCAGGCAGTTTCTTAACTGCATGAAGAAGCTGCGGCTAGAATGCGACGCTTCAAAAGTGAAGGAAACTCTAGATGAGTTTTTCGCTATTGAAGAGCATCTTCCACCTTCTCATGATCAAACTTGGGACAGTGATGTCCCGGTTTGGCAGTCGCGATACGGACACCCCTTGTGGGGGACCGGACCGTGTGATCCAGAAGGGCAATTGCCCCTCAAAGATCTCGATGACGGAAGATCCGTCTTACGACACTGCCTGGATCATCAGCTTGCTCCTCTTCCTTGGGATAGCTTGCGGTCTCTTTGCCGCTTCGTTATCTCAGGTTTGGGGACGCCAGATTGGTGGGACATACGGCCTAAACACGGACCTGGCGCTGTTTCCGAAGTCGGGGAGTTCGTCTCTAAATACGAATTCCCTAATTGGCCTCGGAAGCTCGACTCCTGGTTCCCGTTTGATTGGCATGGATCAGGGGATTTCTCCCCTGATGCGTACCGACCGAACGGATATGAACCTGCGTCAAGACTCATCGCAGTACCCAAGGACCAACGTGGTCCCCGGCTTATCTGCGCTGAACCTCTTGCTCACCAATGGGTCCAACAAGGACTCTGGTGTTGGTTGGAACGAGCTATGTCAAGCACCGTCTTGGGTGCTTGCATTACGTTCCGGAGTCAAGAGAACTCTAGGAATAGAGCTCTCAGTGCCTCTGTGGATGGGAGACTGGCGACTATTGACTTGTCGTCCGCCTCCGATCGAGTCTCTACCCGGCTAGTCGAGTATGTCTTTCAAGGATCAGAAATCCTTGACGGATTACACGCTTGCCGGACACGAGTGCTCGGTCAGACCATATCGAAGGAGCACCCCAATAGGGTGCTTCTGCGTAAGTTCTCAACCATGGGCTCGGCTTTGACTTTCCCTATACAGTCCATTGTGTTCGCCATCCTTACCGTGTGGGCTTTACGCCTACATGATGGGACGAACAACACCTTGGAAGGTGTGGAAGAGTCTTTCCGAGAGGTCACGGTGTTCGGTGACGACATAATCGCACCGACCCGTGCCTTAAGCGCCATCAAGCTCGTATTTCACGAGTTGGGTTTGAAGATAAACGCCTCTAAGACCTTCGGAGGTTCTTTCTTCCGAGAGTCTTGCGGGTGCGACGCCTTCAAGGGTTACGATGTGACCCCTGCGTACGCTCTTCAGCCCTATGACGCTTCCCCGTCGGCGATGGAAGCAATCGTCGAGACCTCCAATAACTTCTTTTCGAAGGGTTATTGGAGGGCAGCTCAGGCGATTGCTCTCACCATCCCTCCTGAAGAGCGTAAGCTCTTAAGTGTGGTTGGTGAGTCCGACGGCTCCTTCGGCCTAAAGTCCTACACAGGGACGGACCGTACCCACTTGAAACATGGGTATGACCGTGACTTGCAACGGACTTATAGTATCGCGCTAGCCGTCACCTCAAAGGTGACGAAGGTGCGAGGCCGCGGAGACGCTGACCTAGCTCAGTACTTTACTGAGCGGCCCTCCACCGAGTTTCGGTGGCAGGC